GCATCCAGACAGCTACTACAAGCGCCGAATGCTGATTATCAAAGAGTCCGCCAAGCAAGTGAAAGAACTGCAAGACGACATCACTGCGCAGAACGCCAACTACGACTGGAATTGGCTAACGGCACAGCACGAGTTGCCGTTGTTTTAAAGGAGGTGAAAGCTATGAATCTGTTTGTGTTATTCGTCGCCATTGTCATTGCCGCGCCTATGCCGTGGTCTTTTCAGTCGTCATGGAACGACCCGCATGCCATTCCCGGTGACCGATACATCGTACATCGCTCGGAGCAGTGGGACTTCAGTTCCTTCGACACGCTGTCCATTGGCACTGCTACGACGAGCGAAGACTTGGTCCCTCCTGGCGTTCGTCGATACTACCGAGTGTGTGCTGTTCGATATTTTCCAAGCATCGGCAGGGACTCTATCAGTGCTCCATCCGCTCCAGCGTCCGGAATGTGGGTCAATTTTGTGGACAGCACCGTTATCAATGCGGACACCGTGCTGATATACGCTGGCAGCGCCGCCCCGGCAATATGGCACTACGAGTACAACGCGGGAAATGTTCATACATTTCTCCTCGCCATTGTTCCGCACGGATGGCGCGTCAGCTGGTCTATGCATATGTCCGTCATTGGCGCTCCGAGCCGTGAAACTGTTCGGCTGTATGAGCCGATTCTTCGAAAGGAGTACAGGCGATGAATTGGTGGACTGCTTTGGCAGAGCTGTTGGCGCCACTCAACGCCGTTGTGTCCGTTTACTTGGACACAAGAACGCTATTCTGGACTGGGTCGATTATGATAACCGGCAGGAGAGACTCTCCGCACATGAGGGCGCAGAGCTTCGACGAGCTTGTGCAGTTGATGACCAAAGCGGCATACTGGCTTGTGCACAACGACAAAGAGAAACTGCAAGCAGATGTTGCTAAGAACATCAATCGACTGGCAACTTTCAACAACGCTCTGGAAAAACACAGAAAGGAGGAGTAACATGATGCACGTCAAGGTACTCGAAGTGCTGCAAGAATTATCCATGAACAGCACCACCGAATTCGTTAGTGGGCACACCGAAGTGATGCAAATCAACAAGGAGCACTTTATCAGACGTCTGGCAGTGATTCTGGATGAGAGCGAAAGCACAATTCGCCGACATCTACAGTGAGGTGATGACCGTGAAGACCGACAAGCCCGTCGTTCTGTTCGATGCTGACAAGATTCGAAAGGCCGTACTATTCATCGGCCGGAAACTGGAGGATGACTATAAGCATCAAAAGCCCCTATTCATTGGCGTGATGGATGGGTGCTTCGTGTTTCTTTCGGACTTGATTCGCGCCGTCTCGCTTCCCTGCGACGTGGCATTCGTTCGAGCGAAGAGCTATTGCAAAGGACAAATGCAGAGTCAGCACATCCAGTTCGCCGGCGTAAACAAGGATGTCGTTACTGGGCGAAATGTCGTCGTCGTGGACACCGTGATGGACAGCTGCCGAACGATGCTTCTGGTACTACAAGAATTGTCCCGAATGGGTCCGGAGAGTTTGGCGATGACCGTGCTTGTGGACAAGCGCTCTTCTCGCCGGGACCCAGAGTTGCTTCGACAAGTGGGGTCCCTTCTCACGCATCGATGCCATCTGGGATACCGTCTCAATATGGACGGATTTGTCGTCGGATACGGACTGGACTATCACGGGTTTTTCCGCAATGCTCCAGACATCATCTCCTTGAGCAGCATCCCGACAAAGAAGATGATGGTCGACAGCTACGTACAAAGGAGGGAGATGCTGTATGGCAAACGTGACGCCGATACTTCCGCTGTGCCCAAAGTGCAATCGGCTGATGAAAGCCACTGAAGTATCGTACTGCTGTGACTGCGGAGTGGTCATCTACTTCGCTTCTGCCGCGTGGCAGTTCAACATCCAGCTCTCCGTGTATCGCGGCAATCTGTGCGCTGCCACAGCAATGCTCAACGACCTTCTCGGCAAAGCAGCGCAATACATCCCCATTGAGGTGAAAGTGGACTCCATCAAGCCGAGATACCTCACCGTCACAGGGAACAGCGTGCTGGACCAATACGATGATGTGCTGATGCACCTTCGCAGCGCTTCCACTAAGGTCGACAACATCATCAGCGATGCTGCGCGCATCGCAAAGAACCGCATCGCCGGACCATCCGTAGAAACTCTATTGAGCAGCCTCGAAGAGCTGCGGAAGCACATTGATGCCGCTCTTGCCGTGGAGGTGATATTATGATTCGATTCATCATCATTGCCGCCGTTCTCGCGGCAATACTCGCCGGATGCGACAATACGGTCACCCCTTCTTCGACAACGGGATGCCTCTGTGACGATGGGATTTGCTGGCGCGGAGACGATTCCTGCGACTGCTACGTTCCGCCGCCGCCATATGAGAGGAGACGATAAATGGCAAAACGCTGGACAGACCTTCGGCTGGCGACAAAAGAAGCTCTGTTTGATGATGTGCAGAGCGAGAATCTCAGCCAGCTCGACAAGTGGGGCGTGCAAACTCACGACCCCTTCGAGTGGCTCGCCTACACAACGGAGGAACTCGGCGAGCTGTCCGAAGCAATTTCCGAGTGGATGTACCGCACCGGAACGCCGATGGCAATCTATATCGAAGCAATTCAAGTGGCCACTCTGGCGCTGAAAATCGCAGAGATGGCGAGAGGAGAGATGCATGATGTGTGACGATAAGCGCATTCCAAACCCCGAAGACGCTCCGGGCGCTCCGCGCGGCGAAGAGAAAACACCATTTCAGCTGGCATTCGAGAAGTGCAGCGTCACTAAAGCGATACCGTTTCATGCCGGGCGTCCGCTGCTTGACGTGAATGGGCGCGTCGATGTGATTGTTCTGGCGGACATCATCTCGGATATCATCGGTTGCCTCGGTGCCCCTATCGTTGCGCAGACGGACCGGGACCGCAAAATCATCGCCATACCAGGGCTCAAACTCCCCAAGGAAAACCGATGAAACGCATCGATGTGCAGAACGACGTCCCTATCACCATCGCGGTGAACGAGCCGCTATATCTGTACTGCTGTGATTGCGGACTCGTTCACCGCATTCGAATCGTTGTGATACATCGCGGAGCGGTGCGCATCGCTATGTCCCGCGATAATCGCCGCACTGCAGCCGAACGGAGGAAACGACAATGAATATCGCGTGGTGGGAACCTATCAACTCCCAAGCGCTGGAGTACGACAAGTGGTGCCATGCCGGCGGCGCTGCGCTGTGCTGCTGCGTCCTATTCGCCATCCGCAATGCGTACTGGCGGATTCGTTTCTTCTTCGTTATGAACTCCGCCGCGCCATTCAGCCGCGTGTTCTCCACGCTGGCTCGGCGCCGCCAAGAGCACATTGATGCATGGCGCATTGGCGCCGTCATACTCATTGGCAGCGTCTTGTATGAGCTGTATCAAGGCGCCATCAGCATCCCAGATGTCCTCGCTGGCGCCATCGGCATCATGCTGTTCATTGGCGCTGTATATCGTTGAACAAGTACCGCGAAAAAGACGAAATATAAATAGTGGAATGGCATGAGACTGCGGTAAAAAAAACGGAATTTAAATTCCGGATTCCGAGGGAACTACATGTCACTCCGTCAGCTCCATTGTCTTTGATGAGCAGGGGTCCCCAAAAACGATGCCCAAAAGCGCTCTCGAGGTCGACGACGAGCGTAAACGGTTTGGCTCCAGCAAAACAGCCATTCCTGCCCCCTCCCTGCTCAAGCAATGATGCATAATTGATGAATAGACAAGGATGTATCATCGATTTACGGAATTTAAATTCCGTATTTCTATTTTTTGGAACTTCTTGTAATTCTGTTCCTTACAAGAAAAGAGGGAATTTAAATTCTGTCACTTTGGATGAGCTAACCTGTTGGAAGTTCGTTGAAGCGGTGCCAAAAAGCACATACAATTTCGGTGGAAGCACGGAGGTTTTTGATGGAAGCACGCGAGAAAGTTCGTTGCCGCATGCTCAAACGGGAGGCCTCCTCCCTCGGATGGCATGTCCTGCACGTTGAACAAGTAGCCAAAGGGTTCCCAGACCTTCTTCTCGCTTCGGCACTACACAACATCACAGTATATATCGAAGCAAAGGTGTCTCGTCGTCGATGCGCTTCCAAAGAACACCACCTTCGCCTTGCCAGTAAAATGCAGATATGGTGGCTGCAGCGCCTTCCTCATTCTTTCCTTGTTGTGTATGACGCAGAAGTTGCTTCTGTGTACTGCTTTGATGAGCAAATGAACGGCTTTCGCTTTTGCGGAGCTGCTTACAACACAGAGCAGCTGTTGAACGTCATACTGAAAGAGAGCTCTGTTGTCCGGACGAAGTGATAAAAACTGGACTGCGTGGAAAATCAAACTGGCGCAAGCGGTGAAGAATAATCCAAGACTCACTGTGGGTCAGTTCTGTAGCGACAACGGACTCAATTACGAAACGGCGAAAAAGTATCTTCGGAAAGACGATTGCAGAGTCGTGCTGAAAAACTTCGAGCACGACTTACAGACTATCGAAACATTCTGCGACAAGCTGCGTTCTGTACAGTCTACGGATGACGCCAAGCGGTATCTGAAAGCGCTGCATCAGTCTCTTCTCGTCACAGAGGACGTGATGATGGAGGCGATGCGGGAGTTCAAGAAGGGGATTCTGCTTGGGGACGGCATCACGCCGACTGACGCAGGGAAGCTAGCACTGGATGCCAGTGACCGGCTTCGCAAGCTCGCTCTGGAGTTGCAAGGGCTTCCTTCTGACGATGAGGACTTTGGATGGCCGCTCACCAAGGGATTCTGGCCTCACTGGTATCAACGAGACTTTATCTTCGATTTCCCCAGTACTCTGCGCGCGCAAGGAAAGGAATGCTTCATTCAAGCATTCATTGGTGGGATTCGAAGCGGCAAGACGTATTGCGGCGCGCAGAAGCTCGGAGAGCTGGCATGGCGGAATAGAGGATGCACGTTGGCAGTGTACGCCCCCACATACAGGATGCTGGAGGACAGTACGAAGGCGACGGTGCTCGACGCACTACAACGAAAGCGTATCGGATACACATATCGAAAGACGGACAACAGCATCCTGTTGTTCGGGGATACACTCATCTTGTTTCGCAGCATGGATGACCCGGAGCATCTCCGCGGAACGACTCTCGCCGGAGCGTGGATTGATGAGGGTGGGCAGATGCCGACCGATGAAGCGTTCAAAATCATACAGGGCCGTATTAGTGACCCCGTCGCATCCGAGCCGATGTTGATGATTACGACAACACCGGATGGCCTCGGGTGGCTGTATAATAAGCTCGTCGAGGAGCCAGAGAAGCACAAGGTCATCGTGTATCAGGCAAAGACTCAATGGAACAGCGCTCTCCCGGATGGTTATTTCGACCGCTTGCAAGGGAGCTTCGACGAGCGTTATGCGAAGCAGGAGCTTGGCGGGGAGTGGATTGATGTATTCGCCGGGCAGGCGTACTGGAATTTCCAGAGGACGGTGCACGTGCTTCGTGGAGAGCAAGTGCCATACGATAAGACTCTTCCGTTGATTCTTTGTTTCGACCTCAACGTGGACCCGATGTGCTGGAATGTCGTGCAGTGCTACACGGAGGGCGCCATTCGAAAGAGCAACATCATAGATGAAATTCACATCCGCAGTGCCAGCACGGAGCAGGCAGCGAAGGAGTTTGTTCGGCGGTATCCAGCGCATAAAGCTGGAGTGATTGTGTATGGGGACGCCACATGTCGGCATCGCAGCACTAGAACGACTCGAACGGACTACGACATCGTTGTGGCGGCATTGCAGCAAGCGGGGCTTCCTAACGTGCAATTCAGAATCGGCACGCACAATCCACTCATCACGGACCGCGTCGCTGCGGTCAATGCGCAACTGATGGACCTCAAGGGAAATGTGAAGCTGTACATGCATCACAAGTGCACATACACAATACGAGACTTTGAGAGGGTGTCGTTCAAGTCCGGCACTCGACAGCTGGAGAAGAGCGACCCCGCTTTGACACATCACACTGATGCGGTCGGATACTACATTGCAAAGGAGTTTCCGGTCCGCGGTGTGCAAGTGGCGATGTAAAGGAGAGCAGCGATGCCATTCAGCGACCTCGCGCAACGAATCTTCTCATTCGACTCCAAGAGCATGTCGGAACGCATCATACGGGACACATGGCTGGAGCAGAAGAACAAGGCAGACCACGCACATCGCATTATTGCGCAGCGGTATGTGGACTGGTACAACAGAAACACGGAAGCCATCAAGTTGGCTCTGATTGAACAGGCCAACAAGACGTTCAAATCTGGAGAGACGAGCAATTGGCACTGGCCCATCATCAATAGTGTGGCGCGCATCATCAAACGGGTCAGCATGACGTACATAGTCGAGCCGAAACGAGCCTTGAAACGTGATGGCAAGGAACTCCCTCCGACAGACCCAGTGTATGGCAAGGTGTTCGGGGATGAAGGGATGTTTCGTAACATCGACATGACGAAGAAGTTCAAGCAGTTTGAGCGCTGGAGTAAGTTACTCAACACAATTCACGTGGAAGTGGTACCGAGAAACGGCGCCATCGATTGGGACCTTCGGCTCCGTCCGGGAACGATGGTGGTAGAAGACCCGCTCAATTATCTGGACTTCGTACGCATCGCATATCGTTGGGAGTTGATGGACCCGGACACCTTGAAAGGATATAAAGGATGGGTCATCTGGGATGAAGAAGAGCATGTGTTTCAGCTGGACGATGGATATCGAGTCGGGATGAGCGAGGAGAGTGGCGCCAATCCGTACGGCGGGGAGATTCCTGTCGTTACAATTCGAATGATGGAGCAGGACGATTACTGGGGAAAGTTCGGCGGGGACTTGGTCGATGCCGTGCAGGCATTCCACGTGCAGCTGGCCAATATGTGGGAGAATGCGCTGCTGCAGACTCACGGACAGCCTATCGCTATCAACTTGGGATTCGACAGCGCGTCTCAAATCCTCACTGGTCCTCGCCATCCGATAACCGTGAACAACGTCACTACAGACGATGTGATGCCGGCGCTGATTTTCGCCAAGCCGGACACGGACTTGGAAAAGGTGACGCAGCTATTGCAGTGGTACCTCGAGGCAGTGGCGAATTCGTACGGGCTCCCTCGAGGAAGCTGGTCGATGGATGAGGTCCCCGAGAGTGGCTTCGCGAAGTTTATGAATAACATCGAGCTGATTGAGAATCGGGATGATGATGTGCTGCAATGGAAGCGCATCGAGAAGGACTTGTTCGATAAAAGCCGTCTCGTGTACAACAAGTACAAGGAGGATGGCGATGAGGTGCCGGAAGACATCGAGCTGGAAGTTGAATTCCAGCCGGTGGCATTCCCGGAGTCCCCGACAGAGGAGGCGACGCGCTACACAATCCTCATTGGGAAAGATTTGAGCAGCCCGATACGGTACTTCATGGAGACTCGAGGGATGACGGAAGAGGATGCCACCAAAATGGCGACGAAGATTGCGGAGGAGAACAAGAAGTTCTCGCAGATGAGGATGCCTGCAGAGCTTCAGGCATTTCAACAGCGGGGGCAGGCAGGTGATGACGATGTCGATGAGGATGAGGACGAGCAGCAAGGTAAGAAACCGCCTCAATTTCAGAAGCAGAATCCGCCGCCTGCCGCCGCGAATGAGGAGTAAGTAAGTGCTTCCTGGCGAACTTTCAAATCGTCTCAAGAAGATGCTGGCAAAGCTGGAAGACCCCGCTTTTGTTCGTCCCGCCAATGCCTTGCAGGCGAAACTCCTCGCTGCGCAGCGAAAGACTCTTACTGGGATATCAGAGATACTGGCGGAGATGCCTGGAAAGTCAGCAACATTGAATCAACGCTTGGCTTGGCAGGCAGCGCAGGCAAAAAAACTCGATGCGCTGCTCGCGGAAAGTGGATTGTTCGATGCATTTGATGAGTTTGTAAAACAGCAAGAGGAATTGTTTCGCATTGGAGACAAGTTGCTGAAAATCGGGGACAATGCATTTACGCGCGTTCCCAGCGGATATGGGAAGTTCTTGCAGGAACAGACTGCCAACAACTTTGCCTTTCTTGGGCAAGAAGCGTCGAAGAAGCTACAGTCCACTTTATTGGACATGAGCATTATTGGCGCGTCTCAGAAAGACGCATTGACAGAGTTCAAGGGACTTGTCACTGGGGAGTACTCGTGGGGGTCCAAGAAAGGACTGTATGAATGGCACGCTGCCACGTACGTCAATACGGCAAATCAAACGACATTTCAAAAGTATCTCAACAGTCAGGCAGATGGCGCGGAGTACTTTGCCTATATTGGCCCAACAGACGACAGAACTCGAGAGTTCTGTCTTCGGCATGTCGGGCGAGTGTATCACAAGAATGACATTGCCAAGATGAACAACGGTACTCAAGGTGACGTGATGATGACTCGAGGTGGATGGAATTGTCGGCATCAATGGGTTCCGGTAAACAAGGAAGTTGCTGACGCAATTAACGAGAATCCCAACGTCGCCAAATCTGCTGCCAGCGGAGAGGCTGTTCAGGCGAAACTACCAACAACGACTATCCCCGAACCTTCTACTATCAAGACGACTTCAAATCTGGCACAGATAGAGAAAGACATTAAAGCGGCAAAGATGAAACTGCAAGTGGCGCAAAAAGAGCTCGATGAGATACAACAAGGGACGTCTGAGTTCTTGTCGAAAAAGAGATTCGAAGCAATGCGTCGAAGAAACTTGGCGGACCTCGAAGTGAAGAGATTGCAGGCGCAAAAGAAATTGATGCAAAGCGGTCGACAGCCTTCCACATTCAGTAGTCGGAAAAAGTGGGCCGACTCACTATCAAGCCGCGAGGAAAGCGCTTTGATAGATTGGACGAATGACGAGGAAATGTGTAGCATAATGCGCCAACTCAATAGAGGCGATGACCTTGAAATAGTGAAACGAAGCATCAAAAAAACAATGCCGCCAGATATGGGCTTGGCATATTTCCAGAAACAATTAGACGCCTTGAACAATGCAGCGGACTGGGCGCCAATATACAGGGGAAATGTATATCGCGGATTGAGGAGTTTGAGCGACGCTGATTTCGAGCGGCTGCTGCACAGCAGAGGGTCAACTATTCAGTTTGATGCATTAAGTTCCGCATCAAAAGAGCTTGAGATAGCTCAAGGGTTTGCAGAGGGCGGAGACCTTCGGGCGATATTCAAGATGAGAGCTACGGATGTGGCAGACATTTCTATCATGGGTGTCGAAGGGGAAAGCGAGGTGCTTATTCGGAAAGGAGCGCGATTCGCCGTCGAGCGCATCACTGAACAAAAAGGACACAATGTCCGCACACTTCTTATCGAAATGAGTCAACTATGACGGCAAAAGAGAAGAACGAAAAGGAGAGCAAAAAAAAGTTTGCTCGATTCGGTGACAGCGACCTTTCTTTCTTGACTATTAAGAAGAAAGGGAAGACGTCGCCGAAAGAAGAAGCAAAGAAGAAGAAAGCGGCGCAGTAATGCGCCAAGCCGAAAGGAGCGCCAGAGATGGCAAAGAAAAAAGTGGCTGATGTACTTGCCTTCCTGAAGAAGCAGGGAGTCGAAGTGAAAGCCGAAGCCGCGGAAGCGGTAAAGAACGAGTTCGACGAACTCGAGCTGGTCGCCATCGAGCAGACCGAGGATGGCGTGCTTCGTATCGATGGCGTCACGTACGCTGAAGAGTCGGCGTTCCGGGAGCGGGGCGCGGACATCATCAAGTGGAAAGAAAAAGCTCGCAAGGCAGAGGACCGGAATGCCGAGCTGCAGCGAGCCCTCGACGCTGGTGACAGCGAGAACAAGAAACTGGCGGATAAGTGGAAGGGTGAGTACGAGAAAGTCAAGACCGTTTCGGACAAGCTGCTGAAGCAGAAGCGAGACGAACACGCAGCGTTGCTCGAGATTGTTCCTGACGACCTCAAGCAGTTCATCAAGCTCCCCGAGAAGGGAGAGGAGCTGGACGACATGGCTGTTCTTTCGAACTTGGAAGAGTTGACCAAGTTCGAAAAGGTCGGCGTGTTCAAGCCCGAGGAGCTTCGCGCTGCGGCGAACAAACAGCAGCAGCAGCAGCAGTCTTCTGCAGGGTCCAAGACTCATCCGCTCGTCAATCCGTCAGGGCGCGGCGCCGGCGGTCGGGATGACGTGACAGCCAAGCCCATAGTGGAGAGAATGGCCGGCGGGTACAAGTACGGCCCCGGCGGTCAGACCAAAGAGAAACAATGACGAGGGAGTGATACGCAATGGCAATGACACTCATCGAGATGATGAAGACCGAGACGGACCCCGTCCGAAGCGGTGTCATCGAGACGCTGTACACGGAGGAGACTTTGTTCCAGTACGTCCCGTGGGAAACGGTACAGGGGCTCGCTCTTCCGTACACCAGCGAGGTGGAGCTTCCGGGCGTCGCGTTCCGCAAGCTGAATCAAGCATTCGCCGAGAGCACCGGAGTCATCAACCGCGAGGTGGAGACCTTGAAGCCGTTCGGCGGGGACAGCGATACGGACAAGGTGCTCGTCGACGCGTACGGCAACACTCGCCGTGCCATCAATGACCGGATGTACGCCAAAGCGATGGCAGTGAAGTACGTGAAGACGATGCTGTACGGGAACAGTCCGGCATCTCGCGCCGGCGCCTCGTACGACGACCCGCTCGGATTCGACGGACTGCAGGCGCGCTGCACGAGTGGACAGACCTTGGATGCCGGCGGCAGCACCGGCACCGATGGCTCCAGCGTGTTTGCCATCCGTTTCGGCGATGGATACTGCCAGGGACTGCAGACTCCGCAGGGAGTCGACGCTCGGGACCTCGGAGAAATCGACGCCAAGCCGGTATATCGGACGCGCATCGACCAGACCGCTGGACTGGCAGTGTACAACGGTCGCGCAGTGGCGTGGATTAAAGACCTTCGCGCGGCCACATCCGTTCTCACATGGCAACTGATGGACCAGCTCGTCGACCTCATCGACGGTGAGCCGACAGTCATCGTGATGAGCAAGCGTTCCCGCCAGCAACTGAAGGCAAGCTGCCTCGGCGCTGGCGTGCACCTCGCGACGATTCTGGACCAGCTCGGTCGACCCATTCGGGCGTGGGACACTGTGCCCATCATCATCAGCGATGCCATCATCGATGGCGAAACGAACAGCTAATCGGTGACAGCAAGCCGACGAGAGGAGTGAAAGTAAATGGTACAGACGAGGGTCGGAACAAACAGGAGCAGCCGAAAGGTATTCGACGACCTCTGCATGTTCTACAATGCAGAGCCGTTCGGCACCTTCACGACTGGCACCAAGAACAGCGCCAGCGTGGACCTCAAAGCGGCAGACATTGACGAGCTGAATCCGGGAAGCATCGTGGCAAGGGTGCCTGGACTCGACTCGGCTGGGGCGATGACCGTGCAGCTGTTGATTGCGGACAGTCCGGACAACAGCTCCTTCACGACGAGGTGGACCGGCGTGGCGTGGACAAAAGCGCAGGCGCAGGACTTTCTCGATGACTTCGTGTTCCCTCTGTCCCCGAAGGACCTTGCGCGATACGTGCGCATCAGCGTCGTCATCGGTACAGCCAATGCCAGCGCCGGAACGTGGTACGTGGGACTGGTGAAATAGCGGCGCGCTCCTTCGCTCGCCCGCGGAAGTGGGGGGCCGGGTCAACAACTCGGCTGCGCAACTTGGTCACCTCCGCCCGGTCCCCCACAAAGAGAGGATGTGCCGATATGGCAAAGAAGAAGACCAAAGCTCCACACTCCAAGGAGCTCGATGCGCCGACAGCCGAGGATGTAGAGTCCGGAATGGCATACATCGTCGACACTGGCGCGCGACTGTTGAATGAGAGGATTCACTACGTCGATTTCGTGGCCGGCATCGGCGTATTGGACCTCGAGGCGCTCGCGATGTACCGTCCGGACTGGGTTCAGATGGATGCCGAGACAAAATGCTTCGCGCAGAGCTCTGGCGTCCCGCTGGATGAGTACATCGCGTACTTCGAGAATCACGGCGCGCTGGTCACCGCCATCAGCATTGAGGATGCCGCGCTGTTCCGTTCTGCTATCCAGAATAAGGACTTCCGAGCCATCAACGGCAAGTGGGGAGATGCGTTGAAGGAGAAGTTCGTAGTGGCGGAACCGGAACCGAAGAAGAAGAAGGAGGAGTTGAGCGATGATTGATTGGAGCAACAGCACGCTTTGCGTCGATGCTGACCTGCTCCAATTCGAAAGCAACGTCCTGTCGTGGACCAAAGCGAAGGGCGATGCGGGGAAGTGGAGAGCGACAGCAAAGACGGTGATTGAACATCGCCTCCGTTCCCAGTTTCGTGCACTCGAGATAAAGCTCGAGCTGGGCGAAGATGACGATGTGCTCGATTTGATTTCGAGCGTGTCTCCACTGAACATTGCTGCTTGCTACTTCACTTTGCATCTTCTTGCCACAGACTGCACAATGAGTGTCGGGGACCACTACGACGCGAAGGGACAGCTGTATCTTGCCAAGTTCGAGGAAGAGTGGCCGAGGGCGTTGGGAATGCTTTCTGTGGACACAGATGAGAGTGGTGAGATTGGCACAGCCGAGAAGTACAATGTACAGACTGGAGCTACGTTTGTTCGGGGAGCATGATGGCGAGCATCAAGTCGAAGAAAGACGACATCACTCCGGTGTTGAATGCCGTCGGTAAGGCACTGAAGAGTCAGCAGGGCATTACTTTCGTCTGTGCTGCAGCGAAGGCAGTGATTGCTGACCGCGCTCGTTCTGGGCAGGGCGTCAATGGAGCATTCGCTCCATATCGAACGAAGCCGTATTATGCGCCAATCACCAAACGCCCTCCATCGTACCCCGCTCCACAGGGAGGTCGGCACAGACGACTGACCGGGCGAAAGCTGAAAATGAAGACGATGTACTATCCGTCGTACGCAGAGTACAAGTCCAAGATGGGTCGAGGGAGCAATCCGAACCTCACGATGACTGGAGCGATGTTGAATGCCATTGTGTGGAATGTAGAGTCCAATCGCCGAGCGTATTTATTCTTTGCCAGTCAGCTTGAAGCAAATAAAGCGCACGGTTTGCATACGACATTCTATCCATTCTTCGCTCTTCGAGACTCGGACAAAACGTCGATGACGGACTCGTTCATAGAGGGGATGCGCCGCTCGCAGAAGTTGGCAGCAAAGTACTTAAAGAAGGGGAAGTAACCTATGGAATCGGGGAAGCGTCGAACTTCAATCGTACTGATTAGCGACAAGCTCGAGTCGCTGGGATATTTCCAGATGGTGGCGCGAGACCTCCCGACGGACGTTCTTAATGTGTTACGATTTCCCGCAGCGCTGGTCGTTCGGCGATTGGAGACAATTGAGTACAGCACGAATACAGAACGCACGTCGTCGTTCGGATTGTCCATAGTGCTATTCCTCGAAGCGCCGACAGACATGGAGCTAGCGAAGTGCGACATTCAAGACCGAGTGGAAGAAGCGATGGCAGAGCTATTCGTCAGCTCCGAATGGCGCGGATTGAATCTGCAGTTGCTTCTCGACCAAGTAGATGCCGGGCCATTGGCTCTGTCAGCCTTTGGCATTGAAGGCGCCATTTTTGCTCCGTACGGCGCCGTGAGAATGGACTACACCGCGACGTTCGATTATGTCGTCGGGTGAAGACTAGGAGGTTCAGTGATGCCTGATTCCATCGGCCTACTCAACAAGATGGGCATTTCCAGCGTAGCGAACTGGACTGACGCGTTCACTGCAGTGACCGCGTACGTTCCGTTCATCGATGAGACGCTGACGTCCAATTTCGAGCGCTCGCAGCAGCAAGAACTCGTCGGTCAAGGAGGGCGGCTTCCCTCGTATCAATCCAACAGGGTCACGCAAGGAACGACGAAACATCACTTGGACTACGACACGTGGACACTTATCACTGCAGTGCTGGGCAATGTGTCCGCAGGAACTATCTCCATTGTGGACCGACTTACCTCTGGCAGCTCCAAATACTTCTGGCTGGAGTTCGACAAGGGACACATTCGGCATCGCTTTGGCGCAGCGAAGCCAATGAAGTTGAGAATTGCCATAGAGAAGAACGGCATTGTCGGAGTCGATGCCGACTGGTACTGTCGGTCTTTTGAGGCCAGCGCCACTGCAATGGCATCACTAACGATGCCCGTAACAAAGAAGGTGCTGTTCAAGGAACTGACGTTCCGTCTTGGAGACCAGGTAGATGCCCTCAACTCGGGAGATGACCTCGGCGTCGAGAACTTCGAGTTGGTCTTGGACCGCACCGCAAAAGCTGATGACTATGCAATGAATGCCACTGCAGCAGTCGCGCAGCTTCCACTGGAGGTATTGGAGAATGACTTTCGGGTAGTATCGTTGAGCGCCAAGATTCCGCGATACGCTGCGGACAGCATTGTGACGTGGAAGCAGAGCGACACTGCTCTGCAGGCGACAATCTACGGGACATCCAGCGATGGCACGTTCACTATCAAGATGCCGAACCTTCGTATTGTGGATGGGTTCAACGTCAACATCGGCGGTCCCGGTCCGTTATCGCAGGAAGGTTCTCTGGAACTGTATCGCTCAACGAACACCTCTCACCCGATGCACCCCGGAGTCACGATGAACGAATTCGAAATCGTGTATACGTGACATAGGAGGGATTGGCAATGCCTGATTCTTTGGGGCTGCTTTCTAAAGCAGCGTGGCGGAAGGAGAAGGGGCTCACTACGGCGAGCACTTATCCCGTCACGCCTGGCGGCACAGACCTTGCTGCCAATCACATGATTCCGTTCAGCGATGAGAGCGTGACGAAGAATTTCGAGCGTTCTCGAGACCCCGCGCTGGTCGGCGCTGGCGGAGCTCTCGCTTCGTCCATCATTGGAGAGAAGTGCAGCGGTTCAGTGAACGGCCCATTCAGATATCGGGGCTGGGAAAGGATGATGCTCTGCGCGTTGGGCTTTGAGCATCCTAACGACTCGCCAGCAAATCTTGGTACTGGGTCAGCGTACTTTCATCTGTTCGAGCTGGACGATGAGCTGATGGACCAAGCGTACATCGCGGGCGAGCGTAATGCCGGATGGCCCGCAGGCGACAGGAAAGTTCGGCGCGGCACGCTGGGTTTCTACAAGCAGCCGAATGACCATGTGTTCCAGAGTTGCTATATCAACAAGTGGACGCTCGCCGTCAATCCGCAAGAGGTGAAGCAATCCTTCGATGTAGTGCCGTACAACATGGTCGCTCCGGGGTCGTACAATCGCGCCAACTGGACGTTGCCTAGCGGCACAGATGCTCGGCTGCTATTTCAGCAGACATTGGTAATGTTCGGCATTCGGTCTGCTGGAGTTGGTGGCATGATTCCTCTTTCGGTCAGCGGAATTGAATTGAGTGTAGATAACAAGCTCAAGGTGGACGACCAAAGCACGGCGTCCGGCAAGAACATTGTGGAGCCATGTCGTTCCGACATGCGCGAGACGACGCTGAAGCTGGAATTCCCGCGGTACTCTGATGCGTACGAAACGATGATAACGCTCATGGAATTGAATGCAGAGTGTATGTGCTCGATTGTATTCACTGGGCCACTCATCACCGGGTCGTACTACTACACGTGGGAGTTCTACATGCCGGCCATCTGGATGACTGCCGACCCGCGAAACATCAGTGGCCCCGGCCCATTGACGATGTCGTGGGAATTCGAGTGCCGTCGTCCAGTCACTACGGATGGCTTCGCTGCGACCAAGTACAACAGCATTCGGCTGGTGAAGGACAGCGAGCTTCGAGTGGCGTGCAAGAATCTGGACACCTTCAACTACTTGACGGAGACGTGACATGGCTGGATTCTGGGACGTCAACAGCATCACCGCGGAGAACTTAAACAAGGTCGGTCCACTGTTTGATGGCGTCGTCGGGACGAACGGGCAGTATCAAGATTTGTATGCGGCAATGGTGTCTCCGAGCGGCCCGCAATGGAAGAGAGTACTACTTATTCCTGGCGCCACTCTGTCGCAAGCATTAACTCTTTCTTCATCGCACAACAGCGGATGCATCGTCAATGTTGGTCCGAAGTATCTTCCTATCAGCACGGCATATGCTTGGACCATCCAAGCGGACGATTTTCGAATTGAAGGCATCGACATTCGAAATAGTGCTGGTGTTGCTTTGACGGTGACTGGAGCTCGAATGCAAGCGACGAGATGTACTTTCAATTATAGCAGTAGCCATGGACTTTTTCTGTCGGGCGGTTCGAGTCATTATCTGTGGAGTTGCATGGCATATGGAAACGGAGGTGATGGGTTCAGAATAGCAGCTGGCTTGGCTGTAGTGACCGTTATAGGCTGTCACAGTCAGGGAAACACAGGATACGGGCTCCGAGACCTCGCAGCGTCTGGGAGCCAGCTTATTGCTGTCGGCAATACGGTGTGGGGCAATACTGCCGGGCAAATCACCACCACATCAACACTGCTTGCGGCAAACAAGACGTCGTAAAAGGAGGGACCAAAGATGACAGGTTTAAAGCTCGTTCAGGAGGCGGAGCGATTCGTATATGAAGGCGATGGATTCAAGATTTTCTATCGTCGAGTGCCCGCCACAATCCGAGATGGATTCATTCGTTCCAACACTCCTCGGCGCGGCGGAGACCCGGACTGGTCCAGCATTGGAAAGCTGATGCTGAACTACGCTATCATCGGATGGGAAGGAGTATACGAAGAGTCCGCGGATGGGCAGAGGGTCGACGTGCCGTTTTCCGCGGACAAGACTCCGTTCCTCCCGGAGAACGTCCGAGTTGAACTAGTTGAGCGTCTTGGGGAGGACGCGGCGAAACTGGAGCGTGAAATAAAAAACTCATCGACTACGTGAGGCAGCAGTACGTCAATAAAGGCCTCACGTGTCAGCAATGTCGAAGCGATTGCGAAGAAATGGAAACAGAGCCAACATGCGACAGGGAAGATGTAGACGCATGCGAGTTTATGAAGGTACAACTTTTGGCAGAGAACGAGTCTGCTTGGGAGTTGTACAGCTTGGCCCGTTCCAGAATTCGCGATACGGCAATGATGCTGATGCCCGACATGCAAGTGACAGAGTTCGAGCGGGACGCGCTGTTCATCAAGTTGATGGCAATTGATGCCGAGCTATTGCGCATCGAAGAAGAAGAGCGCCAGCATCAAATAGAAGAAGTGAAGCGAACGACGAGGAGACATTGAGATGACAGCAACGGCGGGACTGAAGCTCGTAATCGACTTGGATGAGAAGGGTGCCAGTACCAAAGTTGACAGGCTGTCTTCGTCTTTCACTCGATTCAAGCGGGCGATGAGCAGCGCTTCGAAGAACATCTCTGAAGGGTACAACAAAATCTCGAGCAGCGTGAATACCCTCATCGGCCCATTGAAACATCTCGGTACGGTCGCGTCTCTGTCTTTCGCTGCCTTTGCCACTGCCGCAGCGGTCACCGGAGCTCGTTTTGAACAGTCGATGGCGGATACTGCTGCCGCCGCACAACTCACGTCGGAACAAATGAGGGAGCTTTCGGTGACCGCTCGCGGCTTGGCGCAAGGGACAGTATATAGCGCAAAAGAGATTGCCGATGCAATGAACGAAATGGCAAGGCAGGGTTCGAAGTTCGGCGAGCTGAAGAACAATATCAGTCGAGTGGTATTATTTGCCGGCGCTTCGGGAAAATCCATAAGCGACACAGTCAGTATCATTGATAACACAATGAGTGCGTTTGGTGTCAGTGTCGAAAAAGCCGGGGAGATGGTCGAGCTGCTTCTTGGAGCAATGAATGTTGTTCCAATTCAATATCTCACGGATGCACTTGTCTCTGCTGCTCCCATCGCTGCGGACTTTGGTCTTCGACTTGAAGATGTGATTGGAATCATGTCTCTGATGGAAAGCAGAGGAATGACTGCAACTCGAGCGGCAAGAGCATTGAACACGATGCTGATGACGATAGCAAATCCGACGACCAAAGAGCTTGCTGATGCTTTGGGCGGCGTCGTGTTCACGGGAGACAATTTAACTGAAGTGATGAATCGGTTGCGCAAATCTGGATTGAGTGCCGCTCAAGTGATGGGCATATTCAAGAACTCTGGCGTCGTCGTCAATGCCTTGTTAGAAACTAGCGAGGAGAAGTGGAACGACTTATTCAAGCAGATGAACAACACAGCTACGGCGCAAGAGGCATATGAGCGCAGAATGGAAACGACAGCTGGCAAGATGAAGATGCTGAAGAATGCCATCCAAGAGGAGCTGATTGCTACCTTCGAAGCATTGAAGCCAGCCATCACTGCTGCCATAGAAACGATTCGAGATGCTATGGAAAAAGCTCGTCCATACATTGTTGGCGCAGCAAAAGCGTTTGGGGATTACTTGAAGCAGAATGAGGACTTCATTCCCAAAGCGGGCGAAGTGATAATGAAGATACTGGGCATCGCAATAGCATTCAGCATCCTACAAAAGGCCATTGTATCGCTCGGTGCCATATTCGGCATTTTCAAGGGCGTATTCATGATGTTTGGAATCAGGTCTGCTCCGCAGATGGTGAAAGGTCTCGGAGTGGTCGGATTGGCTCTCTCTGCACTGACAGTGCAGATGCTAGTATTCAAAGCGACATTTCAAAAGTGGGGCAATGACATCATCAAGCTGTGGGTGGCAATGTTCGTGGATATTGCATCAGAGGTTCAATT